TACCCTTTATTGTTGTCTATTCTATCTAAAGAGTAGCTTGGGTCAGGTGCTTTCCCTACATATGCAAAAAATACAGGGAAATCGTCTACCCAATCCTCACACATGTAAATCGCTTTATCGGCATATAGCTTATTAAATTTATGGTTTTGTGACGTTGGTACTATCCCACATCTGCGCCGTATACCTTTCCATATAGTGTACTCTCTCGTTTTAGCATAGTTAGTTACTGGATTCCAAAAGCAATTATCGGGGGTAAAATCTAAACCATCGCAATGCCTTGTAAGTCTGCAATTCTCAGGTTTTTCTCCCATATCTTTCGCAAACATATTGTAATCATGCCATGCGGGGTGCACTTTAATCCCTGCCCCTCCCAGTTTTGGATAGTCTTTATTAGTTGTTGTGTAGCAACGGTTCATCATTCCTTGCCACGCTTTTCTAGTAGGGTCTTGAGAAGGGTACATATCTGTCTCCAAATAGTTATAGTTAATATTTTATCTCCGATGTTTAGCTTACCTGCTTCTACCCAACCCCTGTCTGTCATAAACGGGTAGGTTTTAGATGCTCTTACATCGTGATTTAATATAACATAGCTATCGTGGGTCGTCAATGAGTTATTTGTTACCTTTTCCCATCCAGTGTTTGTCTTTATTACATCCCCAATCTGAATGTCTTTAATCTGTAGTTGTCGTCCATTATCAACTATGGATTCTTTTGCCAGACAGAGGTCAGCCCCTTTACCTGCGACAGCACCGCCAACACCCATAGCAATATAAGTACCGTTCTTATCCGTATTCCATCTAGCCGCAGCGGTAGAGTCTCTACGCAATCTAGTGTCTGGAAAGATAGTGTGGTAATTATCTGAGTCAACCAAATTTCTTACTTTACGTCCAAACCCTTCAGCCATATCGGCAGTGTGGGAGATTTGCATGATTTGCTTATTTGGGTACAACCCTAAAAACCATGCGGGTAGTAAGTATGAGGCAAACTCAGATTTGGTATGCCTAGGTGGCATATTGATAATAAGTCTTTTTAATTTACCTTGTGCTACACGTTCAAACGCTCTTGCCATTTTTGCATGATGTCGACCTGGAATAAACTCTGGCCACATTCTTTCTACAAATTTAATAAAGTCTTTTTGAGCAGCGGCTCTCGTATTGCGATGGTCAAGTTCAGTTAACAGTTCAAGCGCACGGATTCGATCCGTTTCACTCATCTGATTGAGAACTTCAGCTGGAATTGGACTAGGCGTTGATGACATTAAGCGAACTCATGTATTTGTTCATTAAACCTTGCAGGTCTTTTTCAAGCTCGTCTGTTGTCTTATTTCCAATATCGATACTAATTTTAGTTTCAAACAGTCCAACTTCAGCAATCTTACCAATCTTTTCAATTGCGCCAAGGGCAACACTCTCTTTCTCACTTTCTGCTAAATCAAGCAGGCGTGAGATGGCATAGGTTCGCAGGCGTGCTGACTCATCAGCCATAGAAAAGTCGTATTGAGCTAAAAGTCTTCTTGCTGCAATCGCTGCGCCAGGTGTTGTTGGCTTAGAGGGAGCAGAAGGTGTTTGGAAGACAAACGCGCGAGCTTCTTTCTCATCTTGTTTTGTTGGGTTGATTTGAATTTTGTTGGCATCAACAAATGACGGATCACAACAAGCGTTGTTCCACAATTCAGGAAGCGGGAGTTTTGGTTCCCAGATAAAATTTAGGATGTTTGTGTCCATAGTTTTTAAGTGTGGGGGAGTAGTTAAATAAATGTTAACACGAATGTCATAAAAAATTATACATAAAAATTTTTAAGTGGCAAAAGTTATGCACAGGGGGTGGTGTTTTTATAAAAAGTTATGCACAGGTAAAAAGTTATGCACATGGTATATGGGTGTCAAGTTGATGTTGACGTTTTGTGTATATTTTTATAAAAATTTTTATAAAATGGCGTTTTTCATCCAACGTCTGAAGAAGGTGCGATAATTAAACGCGACTGGTGGAAACGTTGGGACAATGATAGACCTCCAGAAATGGACTACCTTTTAATGTCGTGGGATACCGCGTTTGAAAAACACAACCGAGCAGATTTTTCTGCGTTAACTGTATGGGGTGTGTTTGAAGCAGATAATGACGATGGTACACGTCAACCTAATATCATGTTACTTGATGCAGTGAAAAAGCGAGTGGAGTTTCCAGAGCTTAAAGAGTGGGTTAAAGAAGCCTATGATGAGTGGGCACCAGATACAATGATAGTTGAAAAACGCGCATCGGGTATGTCATTGATTCAAGAACTTAGAAGAATGGGTATACCTGTTCATGAATTTACCCCTGCTCGTGGTAACGATAAGATTTCACGTCTTCATAGTATTGCGGATATTTTTTCGTCTGGCTTTGTCTGGGCACCCAATTATCGCTGGGCAGATGAGCTTGTTGATGATGTTGCCGCGTTCCCTTCGGGTATGCATGACGACTTGGTGGATACAGTAAGTCAGGCGCTAATCTTCTTTCGTAATGGTAACTTCGTGCGTACAATACTCGATGAGCCTGAAGAAGAAAAATTCTATCGACGCAAACGCGAGTATTATTGATTATCACTTACTACGAGACTATTAAATGAGTATAGATAAAAGTTTATATCAAGCACCTATGGGGCTTGATTCCCTACTTGGAGCAATGTCAGATGAACCGCCAGATATTGAGATTGAAATTGATGATCCTGATGCACTGCATATCGCTATGGGCGGACTTGAAATTGACTTCGATTCAAAAGCACCAGATGAAGACTTTGACGAGAATTTAGCTGAACTCTTAGATGATGGTGAGCTGTCGTCTATAGCGTCAGAGTTGTTATCAGATTTTGATGACGATGTTAGTGCACGCCGTGATTGGATAACCACTTATACTGACGGCTTAGAGCTTCTTGGTATGAAGATTGAAGAGCGCACTGAACCTTGGGATGGTGCGTGTGGTGTGCATCATCCACTACTCAGTGAAGCACTGGTTAAGTTTCAAGCTGAGACAATGATGGCGACTTTTCCATCAGCTGGTCCTGTAAAAACTACGATTATTGGTAAAGAAACACAAAGTAAAAAAGACTCAGCTGCTCGTGTACAAGATGATATGAACTATCAGCTACTTGATAGAATGACTGAGTATAGACCTGAGCATGAGCGTATGCTTTGGGGTCTTGGGTTATCAGGTAATGCGTTTAAAAAAGTCTACTTTGACCCAAGACTTAATCGTCAAGTGTCTGTGTTTGTCCCCGCTGAAGATATGGTTGTACCTTATGGTGCGTCTAACTTAGAAACGGCTGAACGCGTAACCCATGTTATGCGTAAAACTGAAAATGAAATGCGTAGGCTTCAAGTTGCAGGGTTTTATCGTGACATTGATTTAGGTGAACCCGATGGTCAACTTGATGATGTTGAGAAAAAAATTGCTGAGAAAATGGGTTTTCGCGCAACATCAGATGATCGTTATAAAATTCTTGAAATGCACGTTGATTTGGACTTACCTGGATTTGAAGACACAGATGAGGACGGTGACGAAACAGGCATTGCCCTACCTTATGTAGTAACGATTGAAAAAGGTACTCAAGAAATATTATCTATTAGACGTAACTGGGAGCCTGATGATGAAACCTACACTAAGCGACAACATTTTGTTCATTATGGGTATGTCCCTGGGTTTGGCTTTTATTGCTTTGGCCTTATTCATCTTATTGGCGCATTTGCTAAGTCCGGTACTTCTCTTATTAGACAATTGGTTGATGCAGGCACGCTAAGTAATTTACCTGGTGGTTTTAAATCTCGCGGTATGCGGATTAAAGGTGATGATACACCTATTTCTCCTGGGGAGTGGCGCGACGTTGATGTACCTAGTGGTACGATTCGAGATAACTTAATTCCGCTACCTTATAAAGAGCCGTCAAACTTTGATGGCGCTCTTAAATCAGATAGTAGAAGAAGGTAGACGTTTTGCTAACGCTGCGGACTTGCAAGTTTCTGATATGTCAGGCCAAGCACCTGTAGGGACGACACTGGCTATTTTAGAGCGCACGCTTAAGGTGATTACTGCCGTGCAAGCTCGTGTGCATTATTCGATGAAGCAAGAATTAGGTCTTCTTAAGAAGATTATTGCTGCTTACGCACCAGAGGATTATGAGTATGAGCCTGAAGAAGGAAGTCGAAAAGCCAAAAAGTCTGATTACGAGACCACAGAAGTTATCCCTGTATCTGACCCTAATGCATCTACGATGGCTCAGAAAATCGTACAGTACCAAGCGGTACTTCAACTTGCGCAAGGGGCACCTCAACTTTACAACTTGCCTGTTCTTCACCGCCAGATGCTTGACGCTTTGGGGATTAAGGATGCGCAAAAGTTGGTCCCATTAGAAGAAGATAAGTTCCCTGTTGACCCAGTGTCTGAGAACCAAAACATCCTTAGACTTAAACCCGTAAAAGCGTTACTTAACCAAGACCACAATGCCCATATTGCTGTTCACATGGCGATGATGCAAGACCCTAAGATTATGGGTACGTTGCAAGGTAATCCGTTGCTTCCACAGATTCAAGCAACCGTAATGGCTCACGTAGCAGAGCATTTAGGGTTCCAGTATAGAAAAGACGTTGAAGTGCAACTTGGTATGCAAATGCCTCCACAAGAGGATGATGACGGCGAGGATATGAAGCAAGACCCAGAAGTAGAAGCGGCTCTAGCTCCACTACTTGCGCAAGCGGCTACGCAACTACTTCAACAGAATCAAGCAGGCGCAGCGCAGCAAAGAGCCCAGCAACAAGCTCAAGACCCGCTTATTCAAATGCAGATGCAAGAGCTTCAGCTTAAAGCGCAAGAGCAACAACGCAAAGCGCAAAAAGACCAAACTGATGCACAACTGAAAATGCAACAACTACAGGTTGAGCGTGAGCGGATTGCGTCTCAAGCGGCTATGGCTGATAAGAGTGCGCAAATTGATGTTCTTAAAAATGCAGCGCAGTTGGGTGTTAAACAGTCGCTTGATAAAGGTAAACAAACTCATGACGAGAAGAAACTGCAAGTAGAAGCGCTTAAAAACGCGGCTGATATGACGATGAAGAAAGAAGACCAGCAGCGTAAAACGCAGGTTCAAGCTCTAAAAGATGCTGCTCAAATTACCGCTAAAAAGACTGAAACTGAGATGAGTTTGGCTCATCAGGCTTATCAAGGAATGCTTGAGCGTGAACGCGCACAGACAGAAAAAGCAGAAGATGTAGCTCACCAAGCGTATCAAAATATGCTTGACCGTGAACATAAGCAACATCATAAAATACTCGATGTAGCGCATCAAGGCCATCAAGCTGAGATAAACCGTACGCATCAAAAAGAGCAGGCTGAGAAACAACCTAAAGAACCTGCAAAGAAACCTAAGAAAGGTGAAGAATAATGGACGCGTTTGATGTAGTGCTTAAGCACATTGATGAGAAAGTCATGCAATTAAAAGACGCAGTATGCTCTGAGCGCATTGACTCAATGGAAACGTACAAACAACTATGCGGTGAAATTCGTGGGCTACAAACAGCTCGCGGGTACGTCCTAGATATGAAGGACAAGTTAGAAGACTAGGTAACACGGCCACCCCACGTTTTTATTTTTGGCGATTTATCAATGGCGGGGTGGTTTTTTAAAGCTTGGGAGAGGAGCTTAAAACCTTGATGACAGTTTGGAAAGACAAGCACTATTAAGCATAGTAACTGAGGGAGGTCGCCCGTTGAGTTAATTCTTGAGTGTGGGTTCAAATCCCACCAGTTATTATGACTTGATAGTACGCGCACAGCGCACCAGTAATGGCCTGACGCTCGGAAATAGGAGACTTGGGAACGCTTGAAAGTACAGCGACGAATACCGAGATTATTATCATGACAGCACGGAAAGACGGCATATTTTACTCCCACAAACAGGAAACAAAATGTCCAAGATTTTAATTGGGTCAAACCCCAAGAATCCACAAGTTGTTGGTAGCTACGAAACAGAAGCTACTAATGAAGAGAAAGCAACGCAACTCCCCATGCCATCAGGATACAGAATCCTGTGTGCAATTCCAGAAGCAGATAAAGAATATGAAAGCGGTATCGCAAAGGCTGACGTAACACTGCGCAATGAAGAAGTATTAACGACAGTACTGTTTGTAGTTGCAATAGGTCCAGAAGCTTATAAAGATACAAACAAATTCCCTAGCGGTCCTTGGTGTAAAGAAGGCGACTTTATCTTAGTACGCCCTAACTCAGGCTCACGCTTACTTATTCATGGTAGAGAATTTAGACTCATCAATGATGATTCAGTAGAGGCAGTTGTTCTCGATCCGCGCGGCATCTCACGTAAATAGGACAAGACTATGGCATTTGAACAAACAGAATACAGATTTCCAGATGAAGATGATGATAGCGACATCGAGATTGAAATCGAAGACGATACCCCCGAGGAAGATCGTGGTCGCAAGCCCATGCCAAAACATATTGTTGATGAGCTTGAAGAAGACGAGTTAGACTCGTATGACGAAAAAGCACAACAACGTCTAAAGCAAATGCGCAAAGTCTATCATGATGAGCGTAGAGAGAAAGAAGCGGCTCAACGTGAGCACAGAGAGGCTGTTGCGGTAGCGCAACGATTGCTTCAAGAAAACCAGCGTGTTAATAATGTTTTAGGTAATGGTGAGAAAGAGTACATTACCAATGTACAGCATTTAGCACAGAAAGAATTACAAGACGCTAAACGTGCATATAAAGAAGCCTATGAAATGGGCGACGCTGATGGGATTGTAGATGCACAAGAGCAAATGCAGATTGCCAATTTAAAATTGGTTCAAGCACATAATATGCGCACAGGCTCTTTACAAACACCTGAATATGAGGTACAACAGGCGCAAGAGAGACTACAGCGCCCTGTAGCCCCACAAGTCCCACAGCCTGACGAAAAGGCATTGGACTGGCAAGATAGAAATCCTTGGTTTGGTAAAGACAAAGAAATGACCAGCGCAGCCCTTGGACTTCATGCCAAATTAGTGGATGAAGGCGTCCCTGTAGGCTCGAAAGAATATTACAACGCGTTGGACAAAACGATGCGTAAACGTTTTAACGATAGTGAGTATTTTGGGGATTCTGGTGATAGAAAATTGAGTAGGGGTAGACCATCAAATGTCGTCGCACCCGCTTCGAGAAGTACATCAGCAAAAAAGGTAAAATTAACTCCGACTCAAATCAGCCTATCAAAAAAGCTGGGATTGACACCGGAACAATACGCGAAAGCGGTTTTAGACTTGGAGAACCAAAATGGCAGATAATACAAATGCAAGAACTACTCGTGAATTAGAAACCAGAGCGCTTACTGAGCGTCCCAAGCAGTGGATGGCACCAGAGTTGCTCCCAGAGCCTGACAAAGAGGCTGGGTTCGCATACCGTTGGATTCGTGTAGCAACATTAAATAATAGTGACCCAAGTAACCTAGCCGGCAAACTCAGAGAAGGTTGGGAACCTGTTACGCTTAGCGAACAACCAAAGTTTAGACTGTTAGCCGATCCGAATAGTCGATATAAAGACAACATCGAAGTAGGCGGATTATTACTCTGTAAGATTCCATCTGAGTTTATGGATCAGCGTGCACAGTATTACGCTAATATCACAAATCAACAGGCGGAAGCTGTGGATAATAATTTGATGCGCCAAAGTGATTCGAGAATGCCTCTATTTAAAGAGCGTAGTTCAAAGGTGACGTTTGGAAAACAATCTTAATTTTTTAATCTAGGAGTTAAAATGGCTTATCCTACAGTTCAAGCCCCATACGGATTAAAACCAGTCAATTTAATTGGCGGTCAAGTTTTCGCGGGTTCTACTCGTGAAACTCCAATCCAATATGGGTATGGTACAAGTATTTTTTATGGTGATTTTGTCACTATCGTTCGTGGTTTAGCAACTCGCGGTGCTGTAACGACAGCTACTACAAGTGCAACTACTGGTATCTTCCTTGGTTGTTCTTACACTAACCCATCTACTAAACAAAAATTGTTTAGCCAGTATTGGCCAGCAGGTACTTTAGCTGGTGACGCAGTAGCGATTATTGCTGATGATCCTGATACAGTATTTAAAGCAGCGGTTGTTACCTCACAAGGTGGGACTACAATTGGTAGTGCTAACATTGCATTGATTGGTCAAAACGTAGATGCATCTAACTTGGCAGGAAATGTCAATACTGGTAACTCTTCAAATGGCGTGGTTCAAAAAGCAGCCACTCCAGCGACAACCGCGTCAGCACTTCGCGTGTTAGATTTGGTTGATGAGACTTCTGTTAGCGTATCTGGTATTGGCTCATCTTCTACAACCACTATTACATTGACAGCTGCGGGTGCTCTTTCAAGCACAACGGCTATCGGTGCAGGTTGGAACGTAGCGTACATTGCACCTAATGGTCAATTAGTACAAACTGGATCATTTGTAGCGTCTGTTACTAACGTCACAACTGTTGTAATCAACCAAGCGATTTTAGCTACTAACAGTATCTCTGAAATTCCAGCTGGTTCAACAATTGTGTTTACTCAATATCCAGAAGTATTAGTGAAAATCGATTTCGGTATTCACTCTTATTACTCTGCTGCCGCTACTGCATAAGGAGATAGAATATGGCAATTTCAAGAGCACAGCTATTAAAAGAGCTATTACCGGGCCTTAACGCATTATTCGGTTTAGAGTACGCACGTTACGGTGAAGAACACAAAGAGATTTATGAAATTGAATCTTCTGAGCGTTCATTTGAAGAAGAAACAAAACTTTCAGGTTTCGCGGCAGCTGCTGTTAAACCAGAGGGTTCTGCTATTCAATACGAATCTGGTCAAGAAGCGTGGACTGCACGTTATAACCACGAAACCATTGCGCTTGGCTTCTCATTAACTGAAGAAGCTGTAGAAGATAACTTGTACGACTCATTGTCTGCTCGTTACACAAAAGCATTGGCTCGTGCTATGGCTTACACAAAGCAAGTAAAAGCTGCTGCTGTTTTAAACAACGGCTTCAACTCTGCTTATAACTATGGTGACGGTCAAGCGTTATTCTCATCAGCTCACCCATTGGTGTCTGGTGGTACTAACTCAAACATTCCTTCAACCCCTGCTGATTTAAACGAAACTTCTTTAGAAGCGGCTGTTATTCAAATCGCTGCATGGACTGATGAGCGTGGTTTGTTGATTGCAGCTAAACCTCGTAAATTGGTAGTCCCCCCTGCACTTCAATTCGTAGCAACTCGTTTGCTTGAAACTGAGCAACGTGTAGGTACAACTGACAATGACATCAATGCGTTGAAAAACAACGGATCGATTCCTGAAGGTTATGCTATCAATCACTTCTTGACTGATACTAATGCATGGTTCTTAACAACTGACGTACCTAATGGTTTGAAACATTTTGTTCGTCAGCCGTTAGCGACATCATCAGATTCGGACTTTGATACAGGCAACATGCGTTTTAAAGCGAGAGAACGGTATTCATTCGGGGTCAGTGATCCTTTAGGTATCTTTGGTTCATCTGGTTCTAACTAAGTAAAATCAACTACTTAGGTTTACAGGAAACCCGCTTTACGCGGGTTTCTTTTTGTAGTATGATTACCCGTGTCAAATCAACTACTGGAGAAAAACCATGAATTATCCTGCTACAAGAGAAGAAGCTAAACGCACTGGTGCTAAATATTACTTTACAAACAAACCTTGCACGCGTGGGCACGTAGCACCTCGAAAAACAAAAGGATGTTGTGTTGAATGTATGAAAGAAGATTGGGTTACAGATAATGAACGCCGTAAAACCCTACCTAAATCGGAAGCGTCAAAAGCTGCTGGTAGACGTTATTACGAAAGAAATAAAGATGCAGTTATAGCAAGAGCTGATGCTAGGCCTATTGAAGAAAAGAGAAGACATAAAGACAATTACAAAAAAGAAAATCCTGATGTATACAGAATTATATGCAATGCTCGCAGACGTAGACACAGAGAGGCTACCCCTGCATGGTTAACAAAAGAACAAAAAGACAACATAAAACAGCTTTATATTGAGGCTCAAAAGTTAACAAAACTTACTGGTGTGCGATACGAAGTAGACCATATTATACCTTTAACAAATGACAGTGTATGCGGGCTTCATGTGCCTTGGAACCTGCAAGTAATCCCAAAATTAGAGAACCTCAAAAAGGCCAACAAAATAGTTGCATAATCAACCAATTGGTGTACTATCAGCCTATATCTAGGAACTTAATTATTTGCGCAGATTGACCTAGCAAGCTTTACACAAGACTGCGTATCTTACGTGTATTTGGAGATTAAAATGGGTTTAGCATCACACTTTGGTCCTTGGAGACTTGGAACCGTACCTAACACAACTGGCACAACTGCTGGTACTATTCGTAACATGGGCGCAACTATTGTTGCTCAAACAGACACAGCTGTTACTTATGCGGACGCTGCAAGCAGCGTAGCTATGGTAATCCCAGCGGGTGCGTTAATCACTCGTATGCAGTTCATCACTACAGCAGCGTTTTCCTCGGCTGCTACAATCACATTATCCATTGGCGGCACAGCCATCTCAACTTCATCAACAGTAACCAATGCAGGGTCTAACGCGGTTGCAGTTGCAGCGACTACGGGCGCAGCGGCCCTTATTGCTAACGTAGGTTCTACTGACGCAATTGTGACTTATACGGTTGGCGGTACATCACTTACTACAGGTACTGGTGTTCTTGTTATTGAGTATATGGTTCGCTTATCTGACGGTACTTATAACCCAACATCGCAAACTGCGTAATTAGTCTGTGGGGGAGTTCACCTCCCCCCTTTTAAATAGGAGATTAGTTATGAGTATGCAATATGATGTCAAGAGTGCGCACGCGAATGTTGCTGGTAGTTTATACGGTAGTCGAGTCCGTCTTAAAGGTTTTGTAGTAACCCCAGCAGCTAGTACAGCGTCTACAATTACCTTTAAAGATGGAAGTTCGTCAGGAACTTCCCTATGTGAAATAGATATACCTTCTAACACAAACCCAATTCCATTTTATGTAGCTATCCCTCAAGAAGGTATTTTATTTCAAAATGGGATTTATATGGCTCTTAGCGCGGCTATAACCGGCGTGACTATCTTTTACGGGTAAGCCATGATGGACGACCAAATTAAACTTGCTGTTCATGAAAAAGAGATTAAACACTTGCAAACTGATATGGACAAATTGGTTAAAGATATGGAAGAACTTAAAGCTTCCGTTGCTGAAATAGGTAAAACCCTTTCAGAAGCTAAGGGCGGATGGCAAGTTTTAATGGTTATGGGTGGTGTAGGTGCAGCTTTTGGTGGTTTAGTTGGCTGGGCGTTTGAACATTTCTCAGGTAAATAATATGGCAAAGAAAGCTCCAGTATTAGCAGTAGGTAGAGGTGAGAAGCTCCCCGTCTCTAAGGGCGCAGGTCTTACAGCCAAAGGTCGTGCAAGGTATAATGCGGCTAATGGCTCTACCTTAAAAGCA